GCCACCATGGCACTGCGCGTTAAACACGGAGAGGTCAGCACGAAACTGTGTCAGCATGGCTGTAAACAGCGCAGGTTGCTGTGCGTGGGTGGCGGCGCTCATGTCAAACTCACCCTGCATCCAGCAGACGGCCAGCAGAACGTTTTTGGGATTTTTCTGCAATGCCGCTTTTGTGCGGGAAATCAGATCCTGATATAACGGCTTGCCCACCCCCCAGCGTGCCGAATCCTGACTGGCCCCCGTGGACTCGCTGAATGTCCCCTCCGCGCCCTGGGTAAATGCCGAACCACCACGACAGCATGGTACCAGCAGGATCCCCGCGTTATTCGGGATATACGGGAGCAGTTTTTTGGCAATATGTAAACCCTGGCCGACACAGCCGTACTGCCCTTTGCTCAGGTCAGCCCTCGGATGATTCAGCGTACTCATATCCTGCACATCATGCAGACAGTGGTCAGCCGGAATAATATCGTTATATCTGCAGGCAGCCCCGCCCGGCGTCACTGTACTGCGGCGCGCCAGCTGTTTAATGCGCGGATCCGGAGCATCGTATGAATCCGGCAGCGGAAGCCCTTCACCGTAAGCCATGGCATTGGACTGCCCGGCCAGTACGATGACGTAGTACCAATCCGGCTCAGTTGCACCACTGACCACCACATCACCTTCTGCTGTAATCGCCTGCATCAGGGTATAAGGGGTTATGGCCACCGGACTACCAAACGGCTGCCAGCCCTCTTTCAGTTTGTGTGTCAGCTTTTCCGCAAGGTCTGACGGCGACGCCGCCCTGACAACATCATAATGTTTAAATGTCATTATTCCTCCCGGCCGGGATAGTGTATTAAATCAGATATGGAGTGGGCTGTAGTCCGGAAGCCTGAATGACACACGGGGACTACAGCCCAAGAAATGAAAAAAGGCCACGCAGTTGCGCAGCCTGATAAACCCTGGTTAAAATCCACACGATAACAACACAACAATATCAGTATCTCATGCTATTGCCCGAACCCATTCGGGCATTTTTTACCCATAAAAAATGCCCCTCCGGAGAGGGGCATGTTTGCATGCACATTCTTTTTCTTGCATGGTGCCGGGTGCCTCCCGGTGAATTCAGCCGGTGTCACTGAACCCGCGTCGGCTTGCCTATAACATAATAAATGCTACCTACACCAGTCGCCCCTCCGCACAGGGGGATTCACCATGCAGAAGTGTTTTTAATAAACAGCAAATAAAAAAATCAAGCATTATGCAGGCTGTTTCTTTTTATCACCGGCCACAGCAATACCACAATGCCGCAGACCAGCACCCCATCCGCCAGCACCGACATGATTCTGGTGGTGAAATCCACCATCACCACCAGAAACAGCAGGAGTGCAGCCACAGCCAGGCGCAGTTTTACCGTCACAGGTGATTCTCCAGACGAAGACCCAGAACACCGGCAATCTCTTCCAGCACCTTGCGCTCTTCCGGCTCAATTTCGCCGTCTGCCTCCGCAATGGCCACCGCCACATCCAGCACATCTTCCGCTTCACGCGTATCGTGTTTCACATCCTCAATCTCGCGTAACGCGGCACGACGACCAATTTTAAAATTGGTATCCAGCTGACCGATAATGGTTGCGCTAATCGCATTAATTTCTGACGTAAACGCGGACAACGCAGGCTGGTTACGCAAGATCTGCTCGATCTTCGCTTTCTCTGAAGCCTCACATTCACCATCTGCATAGGCCACCAGATAGGCAGCATTAATAACCGCCTGTGCCAGATCACGTTTCTCAAACTTTTTAATTTCCACTGCCGCTCGGCGGGCTTTTTTACCAAAAATACCAAACATCGTGACGTTCCTTTGGGTGGGTGAGCCAACGCCCGGGAGCGATCTGCCCACAGAGAAAGTCACACTGACCACTCCGTAAGCTCACCCCCGAAAGGCTCTGTGGTTGATATGCGCCGGGCGTGGCGCGGATACAAAAAAGGCCGCCAATAGCGACCTCAGTTACGGGATTATTCTGGGGTTAAACGACTGTTACTCCCCCCAGACAAAATCATCACTTCCTGTTCGATGCGAGCCATAGTGAACCTCGTACTTATCTCCCATCTTTCTTGCTTCCGTTTCTGCGTCTTCCTCTGTCGCAAAAACCCCAACAAGATGCCAGGGCGAGCTTCTTACCACAGCCCAACCTTTAACCCATCCTTTGTTGTCCTTATCTTCCATTAACACTTCAGAAACAAACATATTTATCTCCTTGTGGGTACCCAGAGATATTTTATGATTGCTCCCGGTCAGATCAATAAAGTGGCTTCAATTTTGCCTTAATGATCAAATCAGGGTGATTGACGGAATCGTACACCACCTCAATATTTTCATCCGTGGCGTCGATAAGATATTCTTTTACATAAGGACCTGTTGATTTTCCATGAAATACATCTTCAACAAGTACACTCTCCCCCTGAACAACACGAAAACTAACTTCTGTTTCGAACGGACCAATCGTCACCATCAGTTTTTTCACATAGCCTCCTGATAAGCACTCGATTTATTAGTTAATGGTGTAACGCAGATACAAAAAAAGGCCCGCAAAAGCGAGCCAAGTAAATAAATATGGCGCGTTGTACTGGATTCGAACCAGTGACCGATTGCTTAGAAGGCAATTGCTCTGTCCGACTGAGCTAACAACGCATGATGCTGATAATGGACCGCCATCGGGGACTTGAACCCCGCACAGCCAGCTTCGAAGGCTGACGCTCTATCCCGATGAGCTAATGGCGGTATGTGATGGTGGCCCTTGCTGGATTTGAACCAGCGACCTGGCGATTATGAGTCGCTCGCTCTCACCACTGAGCTAAAGGGCCGGGCGCAGGATAATAACGGTACGTAACTAATTCTGCAATATCATCCGTTCTGACTGACTACATTCTGAACTTCCCTGACCGTCTGCTCAAAACGCCCGCTCTCCAGCTCAACGCCAATTGCACGACGCCCCAGCGCCATTGCTGCTTTGACGCTACGGACATAAAAAAGCCAGCCACTGGGGGAGGCTGGCGAAACTCGTAGAGCAAAAGTGTTGTTACACTAACTTCGTCACAGGGTTATCCTGCAATACTCAAAATACACAATATTTACAAAACTAATAGTATACAAGGCGATCTTTAAGATTTTGTTATAAATTATTGCCTTTCTCCTCTTTCCATGAGCTTTCTGGATAGCCACAGAATTCCGGGTACAGAAAAACCCGCTCAGCGGCGGGTTTAAGTTGTGTGGCGAAGTAACCACTCTTAACACGATATAATACTTTTTGCGTACGCGTTAGGATTTTTATAAACTATGCGTCCCCATTCTCGCTATCTTTAGTCGGTCCTAGAATACACATGAAAGTTAGAAGCATAGGATTTACAATAAATAACAATAACAAAAATATTAATACCGTTGACGTAATGAATGCTTTTATCAACGCATCAAACAGAGAACACAGTCGCACAGACTATACTCGTAAAATTCTCATTTCGGATGTGAATGATTTCTATTATGGATTAGTTGTCACATTCAGAAACCAAAAAAAGAACTGTAAGTCGCAATTTGTTGATGGTAAATTCCAGCTTAAAATTGAAGATCTTCAAGGAAGTGACAAACTTGCTAATTTCAACTTTTTCTTAATTAAAAAATCTAATCTTTCTGGTCTCTATATGTATCACCACGGTTCATGCAGTCTGAACACTCTCTTTTCTCATTTAGAAACAATAAGTAATGAATTTATCAGAAATCAAAATAAAGAAGAAATAAAAAAACTTGGTGATAAACCAAAACAAAAAGAAGTAACTGCAATAAATAAAAAATACAAAGAAAGACTGACTTTCAGCCTTATGACAAATAAAAACAACATTCAGAGTGTTTTATGTCAATTCAAAGAGATTAAAAGCACAAGCTTTAAATTTAATTATATAGATTTTAAAGGTGGACCAATGACTGCGCTTGAACAATTTGTTAACACCACCACAATAGATATGAATTTTAATTCTAGCGACAGAACAAAAGTGCAACAACTATCTCAGAATCTTTCAAATATTTATAATTCTATGAGTGGAGTTGCTAAAGCACAGGTTATTGCAGTAAACCATGCAGGAATAGAAAAAACCATTGATTTTATGAACTGCCCTGTTTTTTTTGAAACATACGATTTCGATATAATTGCCGATAAAGTCAATGGATTGACAAACGATAATTATACAACAAACCCTGTTTTTGATATGATAAAAGAAGAAATGCTGAACGGGACGAATAAAAATGCCTTTATATGAATGGCTAATAAATAAAAGATTGAGGTATCAGTACCTTACACTGCTTGCATTCTCGATCCTGGCATTGCTTGCACTTTACCTATTGTACAGAAACACACCTAAAGTAAGTGTTAACTTTTTTGATTTTTATCATAAAAACTTACGAGGCTATCTCTTCTCCGGTTTTATTTCCGTGGGCTCATTTTTATTGAGCCTGCATACCTTTGTCATAATAAATTTACGCGATAAGGTTTTTGCAACTCAGGAATATAAGGAAATTTATAGCATTGCCACTGGTATACCTATTGACAAAATCAATGATAGTGTACTTTATAAACCTTTAGACAATTTATCCTCATTTATTAATACATCAATATTATGTTCTATCACAACAGCAATTGCACAATTCACTATTGGACTTTCAACTAATTTATATGCATGCTTATTTTGCGTATGGCTTGCAATACTAACGGTATTTCTTTTATTACATTGCCTCATCATAATCAGACAAAATATTAAAATTTTATTAAAGCAACAGAGAAAAAAAGGGGGGTAATTCCCCCTAATATTACAACATTGAAAGCACACCATCCAGAAAACCAAGAGCTGTTTGCAACTCTTTTCTTATTGTCCCATCAGAACACTTCTGCTTCTTTGCAATAGTTCTTAGTGAGATGCCGATAACAAAATGAGCAATAACCAACTCATACTCTTCGGGCTTATATTTCCGCAATCGCGCAACACAGCTGTCAATCATGATTCCTTCATCATCATCGCATTGTTGGCGTGTTTTCTTTCCATGAGGTAGTAAACCTTTAAACCCTGCAGCAACAGGCTGCCAGTCCACACCACTGTTATCTGCTGCAGCCCATGCACCCCAGCGGTCCAATACTTCATACATATCACGCATCAACTTTCTCCACAAAATCAGGCCAGCACGCCAATTGCCAGTGCACGATCGATAAAACGAAATATCAGCTCCAGCTGGGAGCCATACTTCTCTTCAAATGCCACGGTATCCGCATGCAGCTCGTCGTGATGCTTTCTGCACAAAGGCAACACAAAGAGGTCATGCGCTTTTGTAGCCATTCCACCCTGACCGTGACCTATCAGGTGGTGGGGATCATCAGCAGGTTTTCCACAACATGCGCACGGCTGCGTCTTAACCCATCGCGTGTACTTTTCATTAACCCAGCGGCGACGTTTTGGGCGTAACATAAAAGACTCCGGCGACTCCGGATCCACTTTCAGCGCCAGCACCTTTTTTGCCTTATCCTGGATGATGCTGGTGGCAGGAACCGAAGGCACAAGGTCACTTTCCCGGGTGACAGACGGCACAACAGGCTTCGGTAATCTCAGTGCCTTACGGGCTGCACTTTCCGGTAAGGCATCCGCCAGATCATTACGAATCAGCCACCAGCACAGTTCCGGCATTGTCACAACGTGACTGTCATCAAAACCGAGATCCCGACGCACGACAGACAACACCCAGCGGGCACAGTTATCCGTTGCCATTGACTCCAGCCGTTCCGTGAACTGATCACGCAGCTGGTTATCGCAGTGCCAGCACAGACGGATTGCGCCCGGCGCGTGTCGCATTGTGGTCATGTTCTCGCTGTGCCAGTCGGAATGAGGCCACTGACAGCCCTTTTCACGAAGTAACCAGCTTTCAAGGCATTCCACGCCACCAGCACGACGGATCACTGCCTCATTGCGGAACACGGCCCGAACGACAGGATCATCCGCCAGCGGTTGTGATGCCGCCGGAACGGCACCACTGGCGAAAGATGAATAACGTTCCGGCTCAGGCTCCAGCAGGACACGCCCCTGCATAAACAGGGGCATCAGCTCTGAACCTGGCCTGAACAACACGATCCCCATACGTGGGGCAATTTCAGGGGGCAGTAGTGCTCTCAACGTAGAACCTCACAGCACAATCTGTTTCAGTTTCTGTACCGCTTTCCCCATATCCGCCATAGCATCAACAAACTCATCAAATTTACGACTTGCCATTCCATACGCCTGGAGGATTTCCAGTCTCAGAGGATCCAGTTGCTTTTTAATTTCCGCACGATCATTAAATTTCTTCTCTGCTTCTTCCGCAGCCCTGATCAGCTCCTCAGCATGCCTGCGTAATTCATCCGGAGTAACGGTCTTTTTAATCACAACGGGTTCCTCTGTTTTTACTGGTATTTCACTATTTACTGCCTGATGTCCAAATTTAGGATGATGTAACGTTGTAGTTCTTCCATCATTCGCAACGACCAGAAGTCCACTGTCGCGGATAATGCCAATGAGTATCTCCTTATCCCTTTTATTCAGCAGACTGTACGCCTGCACTTTCTGTGATATCTGGGTCAGTATTGCGCCTTCCGGCATTCGTTCAACAAAACGTTTAACCCTGGATAAAACTGGCTGCAGATGGGGTGGTGTAATTCTCATGCTCCACGCCTCCCATCAGTGAACGGTATCGAGCAGCTTTAACAGCTCAGGGAATCGGGATTCGAAGAAATGCGGCTGCGTCTCGCGCGGATTTGCAGGACTGGTGATGTTCTTGCCGAACATGCAGCCTTTCGCCGTCAGCGACCAGAATTTTTTGATGTTGTTAATCGCGGTACGGCTGTATCGTTCGCGTTGTTCAACGATCCCCAGCTTCGCCATCTGGTGATATGCCTGATTAGCCGTCAGGCGGATACCATATTGCTTCAGCAGTGCACTCAGCGACAGCGTGGGGCGACTTGAGCCATCAGGCGCGTCAGCAGGAGCATCAATGGCATAGCGCGGTGCCAGATTCGGTAAGCCAACAGCCTCCTGGAGTTTCTGACAGGCACCAAGCACAGATGAGTTAGACAGGTTTAACTCCCGACGCATAAAGTCCAGCAGAATCACACCAGCCTGCATCTTGTCAGCAGCCTGCCCGGATAATTTTTCCGGTGCGCTGGTTACCATGTCGAAAGTACGGATCACCTTCAGATGGAATGACGGGCTGATCCACATTGCATAGGCATACACCAGTTCCTTACAGACATACGTTCCCCGTTCATTTCCCCCATGAATCACACTCACCGGGTCAACCCCCAAATTCTGGGTGTTGGTCAATTCATGAACAAGCTCAACAGTTTGTTGGCTGGAAAGAAACTTTCCTGGCTCCTTGGTTCTGGCATTTGCACCAGATGCTACTGCTGCGCGATGCAGATCGTTCAGGCTGTAACGCCCATAAGCATCACGACGAACTTCAATACCATCAATGACCATCAGATTATTCATACTTCGTTTCTCCTCTTAATCAGGCGGCTGCACCCGCCGTTTTCTCGTACTTACTGATAGTGATCTCGACCTTCCCTTCCGGGATAACCGGTCCCCACTCCACCAGCATTCTTTTCACCTGGCTGTCGTCTTCCCACACACCCGCGTGTGTCAGGGCGTCAAACAGTGCCTTGTTATAGTTGTCCAGATCGCGGATCCTGTTATCAGGAGGAAACAACACGATCTCCACTGAAGCAGGTGCCGACGTTGGTTTTGGCAGACGACGTAACTGCTCAACTATTGCTGCACACGCCGCGCTCTGAAATTTTCGCCCCGCCGCGCTTATCAGGCTCTTACCAGCAAATGCCCCTTTGTTGGGGTGTCGCCAGTACGTGTTCACGCTGGGCGGGAAAGGCAGGATCAGCTTCATACTTTCAGGCCTCTCTCATGTAACCAGTGAGTTGCACGCAGCCTTGCGTTTTCCTCACCGGCAAGCAGTGAGCGGATAATCCCGACCGCTTCGCTGTCGTCGTCCTTCACTGCGGTATGAAGCGTGATCCCCCGGGCCACACCACGCTTTATCGTGATGACGCCTTTTTTCTCCAGTGCGCGAAGATGCTCCACCGCTGCATTCACTGAACGGTATCCCAGCATGGTTGCCACCTCCTGATTGGTTGGCGGGAAGCCACGTTCTTTCTGATAAGAAATCAGCATATCCAGCACCTGCTGCTGGCATTGAGTTAACGTCGTCATGCCGCCATCTCCCTGACCAGTTTTTCTGCCTGCTGGCGAACCTGCGCCAGAAAGGCCTCACCACATGCCTCAAGTTCATCGCGCCCGATGTAGCTGATTGCCGGTCCCTTCCAGGTCTTGTCGAAAACAGCAATAGCACCAGCGAAGAAAGCGCCTGTCGGTACCTGCTTCTCGTCTTTCGGGATAAACCAGGCAGGCAGTTCAAAACCAATACGCCCTCGAATAAAAGCAATATGGTCCGCATCTTCCGGCCACCACACTTCGCTGGTGGCAGCTTTGATCAGGAAAACATAGCGCCCCCCCTTATCACGCATGGCACTGGCATGTTTCATGATGTAACGCATGCCGGTGATGTATTGCCCCTCATGCTGACTGGCGCGGCTGTATGGGGGATTACCAAAGGCAGCCCCTTTAAGCTCCGCAAGACGTTCTGACCAGTCATGCGCCAGCGCGTTGTCTTCCGCCGTGTAATACGCAGCACATTTGGCGTTATCACCGTCAGTGAACAGATCCAGAACAAACGGGCCAAACAGGGTGTTAATTCCCCAGAAAATGTTGTCCGGCGTGCGCCACTGATCGCCCACTTCCTTCAGTTCATGGGCTGGTTTGTTCCGCAGTTCCACCAGCGCCTGGCAATATTTATTACTCATTAAGCCCCCACGAAATTCCCTGACAGATACCACTCTTCACCCGATGCAGCGCGCTTGCTGCTTTTCCGTAAGCACCGCTCACGACGTGCCAGAAAATTGTTTCGTTCTGGCTGGGAGTGGCTTTCACGGAATGCCGCCATCCACACCGTTGCAGCACGACGGTATAAGCCCCTGGACTCCAGTTCTTCAGCCTGGCGGGTCAGGCACAAAATCACACGGTGATCGTTAGTGCCGACATAGAAATTGCGCACAGGTCTGGTTTCACGAACTGGTTGTGGTTCCGGTTCCTGCGCTCTCTCAGTCAGGCGCGGGAAATGTCTGCGTGTATCTCCTTCACAACGGTGAGCCACACGCCCACTCTGACGTAACTTGCTTGCTGACTGCAGAACGCGCTGCCGTGAGTAACCTGTAAAAGCATCCGCAATGTCTCCGGAAGTACACCCCGGATGGGCTTCAATGAATTTCTGAACGTCATTTAACAGACTCATGATCACCCCCTGAATCCTGCCGGGATCTGGCTGTAGTCCACGTTGTCGTAACTGGATTTGAAGTACGGGTCTTCGCGTTTTTCGGTGTACGTGCTGACGGACGGCGATAAGCGCAGGGAAAGCTCATCCCATTTTTCCCGCAGCTTCGACGGGCTGAGCACGTTACGGCACCAGAACGGATCGCGGCTGACGCGGCTGTACATCTCGCAGATTTGTTTGTGAGTACGACCATCCTGCACACACATAAGGCGAATTTCGTTTGCCCAGGCTGTCCAGTTCGGTTCTTTGGGACGAACCACCTCGCCGTCACATTCGGCGGCCTGCTCGTACAGGGCGATGATTTTTTTCCAGAGCCACTGTGCGCAGGTCAAATCATCCTGCGTTCCCCACTGGCGCTTTTTAGGGCTGAATACAACCGCATCAGGATGGCGAGTTAAAAACTCCTGTTCAGCCGTCTGCGTGTCCGGTTGCGAAGCGTCCGGACGAGAAGTTTTTTTATCTGACGGATCATGTTTTGATTTTACTGACGGATCCCCGCCAGATTCTGACGGGTGAAAACCCGCTTTTTTGCCAGATTTCGACGCATCAAATTTTGACTGGTCAGATTTTGATGCGTCAGATTTTGACGGGTCAGAATCTGACAGTTGAGAAAATGCCGCTGCCTGAAGCTTCGCAACGTTAAGCTGATAAACATTCGACGCATTGCGGTTACCCTGGCGACGCGCCTTACGCGTTAACCAGCCTTCTGCTTCCAGCCGTGCGATAGCCGTTCTGACGGTGCTCATCCCCGCGCCAATCTGGCGGGCAATGGTTTCAATTGATGGCCAGCACACACCTTCGTCATTACTGAAATCAGCCAGGCGGGCCATAATTGCCACGCTGGATAACTTCATGCCTGACGCAGCGCAACCATCCCATACATAGCCGGTTAATTTAGTGCTCATGACCGACCTCTATTTCCCTGAATTTACGACGAAACTGTTCGAGCGGGCTGAAGCACTCATGCTCATAGCCTTCGCGGAGGTAGATAACCCGTTGTGTTTCCGGTTCCCAACGAATGACTCTGACGGGCACTCCGTAGTGATCTTTGAACCAGCGGTTAACTTGTTGCAAAGGACTGTCTCCTTCTGCCGGTTGAAATCACCCACAGCCCACTCTGCAAAGCTGTGGGTTACAATTTCCCTGTCACCTGGTACATTCACCGCATAGCAATACTCCACCTTCGCTTTTCCACCCGGTACAGGAAGCGCAATCAGTTGCGAGCGACGGTAGTGTGTTGTTAAACTGTTCATGCGTTAGTTTCTCCACAACCAGAAGCAATCGACGCCACGACGCCCGGAGCTGCACACTCGCGGGCGTTACTCTTTTCCGGCGCACAAAAAACACGAAATAACAGTGTTAAATGCTCCTGCCACTTCGCCATTACTTGGTAGCTGTTCTCTTCGATTTGCTCACGCTCAGCCTGGTCAATAACTCCATCAGCAGTTGCCTTGCGTAAGTACTGGGAATGCTTGCCAATCCATTCTATTGACTCCATCAGCCGCTGATTAATGTCACCATTGTCAATGTCATCAATGTCCACCAGCGGCACAAACACCCCATTACTACGACGCGCTATCGCATCCGTTACATGCCTGGTACCACTGGCATCCTGTAAAACCATGGCCCACTCAAGTGGAAAAATTTGATCCCCACCGCTACGCAGTCTGTTATGCAATTGATCTTTCGCTGGGGTGATATCATCAGATTTATACAAACCAAGAATTTCCGCTGCTTCCTCATAGCCATGAGGTAAATCAGCAATCGTTCTTCGTATTGCTGCCACCAGCCATGCTGGTTGCTTATCAACTTTCCATTCAGGTTCTTTACCCACGGTTCATTCCTCGTTTCTGTGGTTACGTTTACGCAGTTGAACCGCTAACTTTTGAATAGCACTCAGGTAATCCATCATTTGGATTGGGGTAAATATCAGGACGCAGTTCATGAGGGGTCACGGACCAGTTTCCCAACTCACAAAGTTGTAAAACCCGTTCTGACGGGACTTGATTGTTAATTACCCAATTGGCGACGGATTGAGTGGACTTAAAACCAAAGCGACGGGCTACTTCAGATAAAGACTTTCCCGCAGCCTTTACTGCTTTCTCTGTGTAGTTTTGAGATGACATACCTTTCTCCTCTGAAATTCAGAGGGATGATGCTACTTAAAATAGCAAATTGCAACTACTTAAAATAGAAATGACTAGCGCGTGTGATGTGAGTAATCTTCTACCTATGGTAGAAGAACAGAAGTATCCAGATTTCGCCAAGAGACTAAACGAATTGATGACAATCAAAGGAATCTCTGTCACTCAACTCAAAAGTCTTGTGGGCGTTACATATGAAATGGCTCGTCGATACACAATCGGCGCAGCGAAGCCACGTGTCTCTGTCATGAGTAAACTTGCGTTGGCTCTTGGAGTATCAGCTTCATATCTAGAATATGGTGTTGGAGATAGAGAGGAATGTAAGGAAATGGCAAGCATCCCCAATCCAACAAAGCCCGATGTATACAGGATAGAAGTTTTGGATCTTAGCGTTAGCGCAGGACCTGGGACCTATATGCTTTCAGACTATGTTGATGTGCTCTACGCCATTGAGTTCACAACTGAACATGCCCGTTCTCTTTTCGGAAACCGTTCTCAGAATGATATAAAAGTTATGACGGTAAATGGAGATAGTATGTCCCCAACTCTTGTTTCCGGGGATCGATTGTTTGTCGACATTTCCGTTCGCCACTTCCAGACTGATGGAGTTTACTCTTTCGTTTACGGTAAGACTTTCCATGTTAAACGTCTACAAATGCAAGGCAACAAACTAGCTGTTCTTTCGGATAACCCCGCCTATGAGAAATGGTACATTGATGAGAAGTCGCAAGATCAGCTTTATGTTATGGGTAAGGCACTGATTCATGAGTCGATTAAATATAATCGACTTTAATTAGGCATCTAGCAATCGTTAAAGCAAACGAGCACAGATGATAAAAGATAAGGATAGAAAATCTTTATACAAATTTTATTTGGCACATTGGTCCATAAAAATGGATTAACACTGAGCTGTTACCCTAAGTAAGAAAAGATAAAGACCATATGTTATCTTTGGGTGCGTTACTAACACAAAAAAACCAAAATAAAACATAAATAATAGACAATTCTATACAACAGGATACGATAATGATTAATGAACGTACTGAAGCGACAGATGGGGTAGCAGATATGATTTCCACCAATACAAAATATTTAGTATGGAACAACAAAGGTGGTGTAGGAAAAACTTTTCTTACATATAATCTTGCCGTTGAGTTTGCTATATCTCATCCGGATCAAGATGTTGTGGTTATTGACTCATGCCCTCAATCAAACGTTTCAGAAATTATTCTTGGTGGCAATGGTACCGGGGAAGAAAATCTAAATAAATTGCGAGACAGAAATGTTACAATCGCAGGTTATATCAAGGAGCGTTTTAGCAAATCTCCTTTGTCTCGTTTAGGAAATGAATCTTCTTACTTTGTACGAGCCCATGATGTTAATGCAAAAATGCCAGAGAACTTATATATTCTTCCTGGTGATGTCGATCTTGATATCTGTTCACGCTTAATATCTCACATTGGCTCATCCCCAGTAAAAGAAGCATGGAAGAAAAGCCGATCTTTGCTGGTAGATCTAATAGCATCTTTTGAAGCCGATAAAAACATTTCTGACAGAGCAAAAACATTTTTTATTGATTGTAATCCAAGTTTTGCCAGCTACACAGAATTGGGAGTAGTCGCGGCAAATAGAATAATTATCCCTTGCACTGCCGATGCTGCATCAATTCGCGGAATAAAAAACCTTGTTAAACTTATTTATGGAGTGTCTATTGACAAGTCAGAACAAGATGAAATGTTCTTAGATTTCAACAAAGAAGCAAAGCAAAACCTTATCGAACTACCTGAACTACACCTTTTCGTACAAAACCGCTCAAGAACTAATGAAAGTGATGCAGCAAAAGCATTCAAATCACATGCAGAAGAGATCAAAAGAATCACGGATGACCTGTTAAATACACATCCTCATCTGTTCACAAATGTGGCTACTTTCGAGAGAGTTCAAAATGTCAAAGATGGTAATACTCTTGCAGCAATAATAAACCATGAGGGATGCCCTTTAAGTAGGCTGCAGCATAAGAGTTACACTATCTATGGTATGGCGACCCAAGCTAATAGAGCACAAATTGAAGCACTAGAATCTGATGTTTCAACAGTAGTCAAGTGTCTGTAATACAATAACCATGATTTAGAACGAACATAATTCTCGCCCGACCAACCGGTCGGGTTTTATACTCGTAGCCTGCTTAATAACACTGTTCCTGACCCGTTGTATCCATAGTTCCCACTATTTTCCCCCAAATTATTACTATCTAATTAACCTAATAATTAAACCAAAACAAAAGACACTCGATATTTTCTATACGTAACTACGCCACATCACCCCATCTGTGAAAAACCTTTTAATTCATAACGTTATATAGAAAACTAAAAATTAAATACACACTTCTACTTTTTGTTGTTGATTTTTGCTACTTTTAGTAGCATCATTATCTGAACAAACAACAGACTGTTGTTAACGAAAGGTTGGTTGTAACACGGCGTATGGCACATGCGTCGTTAGCGGTCTGGGGACGTTAAAGGGGACAATCCACTCCTTGCTCGGGCAAACAAACCAGGTAGCCGGAATGTGCAAGTCAATGAGGATGCTGATAAGACGCCTAACCAGCGTGGCGATTCGGTTTGACGCCTGGGAAGAGACCAGGGTGCAACGATGAGGGCATTTATGGAACCGCGACAAAGTGTGGTGCCGTAACTGGCTAAGTGCTCTCAGCGTTGTGGTGAATGCGCAGGCTGATGCGCGAAAGACATTGCAGCTATTGCGGAAAAGAGCTGTTCGGCGGGGCAATTAAACGCCCGTGAGAGTCTGAAATAACCGCAAGCCGGAGATCAGCACCGGTCACCACAACAGCCACTGCTTTGGCGGTACCAGTTTGTACACTTGCTTCCGGCTGGTACCGCTCTTTTTACAAAACAGAGAAGAGCATCACCGGACGACGGGCTCATAACCCAATCCACCCGGGCGGCTGCCACCGCAGGTGCTCTTCTCTGTTTTGTGGAGAAACCAACCGACCTTGCAGGGTCGATATGATGAGGAGCAGCAAAATGGCTAGCGAACGCAGTACTGATGTGCAGGCATTTATCGGGGAGCTGGACGGCGGCGTATTTGAAACCAAAATCGGCGCTGTTCTCAGTGAAGTCGCTTCAGGTGTGATGAACACGAAAACCAAAGGGAAGGTCTCGCTCAACCTGGAAATCGAACCGTTTGATGAGAACCGTGTGAAAATAAAACACAAACTCTCATATGTTCGTCCGACTAACCGCGGGAAAATTTCCGAAGAAGACACCACCGAAACGCCGATGTATGTCAATCGCGGTGGTCGCCTGACTATTCTGCAGGAAGACCAGGGACAATTACTGACTCTTGCCGGTGAACCTGACGGAAAACTCCGCGCAGCAGGTCATTAATATCGTTCTTAATTAACTGATTATTTATCTCATCACTGAATATCCTTATATAGTGAGGACTTATTATGTCTCAGAACTTAGACGCAACCGCAATTAATCAAATCCATGCCCTTATTTCTGCTCAGGGTGTTAATGAAATTATTAGTAAGATTGGTGCCGATGCTGTGGCATTGCCTGAGAATTTCCGCATTCATGATCTGGAAAAATTTAATTTAAATCGCTTCCGTTTCCGTGGTGCGCTTTCCACTGCCAGCATCGATGACTTTACCCGTTATTCTAAAGATCTTGCAGATGAAGGCACCCGCTGCTTTATCGATGCCGATAATATGCGTGCCGTCAGTGTGCTTAACCTGGGTACTATTGATGAACCAGGTCACGCAGATAACACCGCCACTCTCAAACTGAAAAAGACAGCACCGTTCTCTGCTCTGTTGTCTGTTAATGGCGAGCGTAACTCCCAAAAGTCACTGGCAGAATGGATTGAAGACTGGGCCGACTACCTTGTGGGCTTTGATGCTAATGGTGACGCCATTCAGGCAACCAAAGCGGCTGCGGCGATCCGTAAAATCACAATTGAAGCGAACCAGACCGCTGATTTTGAAGACAATGACTTCAGCGGCAAACGCTCCCTGATGGAGTCTGTCGAAGCGAAGACCAAAGACATTATGCCAGTGGCATTTGAATTTAAATGCGTTCCGTTTGAAGGCCTGAAAGAACGTCCGTTTAAATTACGCCTCAGCATTATCACTGGCGATCGTCCTGTACTGGTTCTGCGCATTATTCAGCTGGAAGCGGTGCAGGAAGAAATGGCTAACGAATTTCGTGATCTGCTTGTTGAGAAATTTAAAGACAGCAAAGTAGAAACCTTTATTGGTACTTTCACCGCCTGATTTCATTACTGCAAATGCCCCTGCGGGGGCATTTATGGAAACATAATTTACTCAATAATCGCCGGATGGTGAGGGCTTCCTTTTACCAGAATTCAGCGCGGTGCAGCGCATATACGTGGAGAACAAAATGTCATTTATTAAAACTTTTTCCGGGAAGCATTTTTATTATGACAAGATAAATAAAGACGACATCGTTATTAACGATATCGCGGTTTCCCTTTCAAATATCTGTCGCTTTGCAGGACATCTTTCACACTTCTACAGCGTCGCCCAACATGCGGTGCTTTGCAGCCAGCTGGTACCGCAGGAATTTGCTTTTGAAGCGTTAATGCATGATGCAACAGAAGCATATTGCCAGGACATCCCCGCACCACTGAAACGCCTTCTTCCTGACTATAAACGGATGGAAGAAAAAATAGACGCCGTAATCCGTGAGAAATACGGGTTACCCCCGGTTATGAGCACGCCTGTGAAATATGCCGATCTCATCATGCTGGCAACCGAACGCCGCGATCTCGGGCTTGATGATGGCTCTTTCTGGCCTGTACTGGAAGGCATCCCGGCAACAGAGATGTTCAACGTGATTCCACTGGCACCGGGCCATGCCTACGGGATGTTTATGGAACGTTTTAACGAGTTATCGGAGTTACGCAAATGCGCATGAATGTTTTCGAAATGGAAGGGTTTCTTCGCGGGAAATGTGTACCGCGAGATCTGAAAGTGAACGAAACAAATGCTGAGTACCTGGTACGTAAATTCGACGCGCTTGAAGCTAAATGTGCGGCACTGGAAAACAAAATAATACCAGTGTCAGCTGAACTGCCACCAGCAAATGAAAGTGTTCTGTTATTTGATGCTAATGGAGAAGGCTGGCTGATTGGCTGGCGTTCTCTCTGGTACACCTGGGGACAAAAAGAAACCGGAGAATGGCAGTGGATATTTCAGGTCGGGGACCTTGAAAACGTCAATATCACTCACTGGGCAGTAATGCCGAAAGCACCGGAGAATAAGAAATGAGCGTGATAAAAACTCATACAGGAATTGTTATCACCCGAGACGGTCCGCAGGTAAAAAAACTGCACCAGACAAAGCGGATGTGGGTCGTCGGAAAAAACGAGTTTTACCACAAAGAAACCGGACGCCGCCACTTTGCAGAAAATACGCGCCGCCGACTGCTGATCGACAGCATCAAGCCTATCGAGGTGAAGCATGTTTAAACAGAACGAAAAATCTATCGCTCAAATTGCTGAGTATATCCCGCGTGCGTGCCGGGGTATGCAGTTGCAGGAAGCCAAAGCGCGCCTGGAGAAAAAAATTGCGCTCTATATCGATGACGGCTGTGATGCTGCCGTTCTTAACGCAGCGTTCGCGCCAGCTCTTAACAGTCATACGCGGGAGTCTTTTTTTTCGCGCATCGCAGCGCAGATCCGTAAAGGAGGCAACCAGTGAGCAAGATTGACTATCAGGCACTGCGTGCTAAGGCAGAAAAAGCAACGTGTGGTGTGTGGTCGCTCGAATATGGAGAGGAGAGATTTGATGCTGGTGATGCACTAATTCATCGTGAAGTTGTTGGATATCTTCCCATTTGCAGAATTGAAGGAGCGCATCCAGAAAGCGGTTTCGATGAAGATTTCCAAATGGAACAGCAGGCCAACGCTGAATTCATCGCCGCAGCCAGTCCAGCTACCGTGCTGGCGCTTCTGGATGAACGGGAAAGAAACCAGCAATACATCAAACGCCGCGACCAGGAGAACGAGGATATTGCGCTTACGGTTGGGAAGCTGCGCGTTGAGCTTGAAGCAGCAAAATCAAAACTCAACGAGCAGCGTGAGTATTACGAAGGTGTTATCTCGGATGGAAGTAAGCGCATTGCAGAACTGGAAGCACGGGAAATAAAACCAGCCAAAGGTGAAGTTCTTGTCGTTGTTTCTGGTTTTACTGGTTGCGGAAAAAGCGCCATTGCCGGGGAAATAGAAATCGCGATGAAGGCTATTGGTGTACCGGTTCAGTGGACTAATGGCGATGCGGAAAAGCGCATGACAGGAGCTGACTGGTTGACAGCGATTGAGATGTACAAACCAACAGTGCGCATCGTGGAAGTTAATGTGCCACGCGCCGCAGGCATTCGCATCAAAGGAGAGTGAGATGATCGGACAAATATCAATTGTTCGACCGGGAGCATGTGACGATCGCGAGATACGACTGATTATTCGTCTGGCGATGGGGAAAACAATAACTGCTCTCATTACTCCAGAAAATCTCGCATTAGCGTTAACAGGAAAGTCAGACCTACCAGTAGACATAAAGCTGCGAAATATTGAGATTAAAGTGAAATAGTTATGAATACTCTTACCAAAGAATGGTTACAGAACACGATTACCAGCATTGAGTCAGCACGGGATGAAATACCGTTCGGACTCGATGAAGATCAAAACAACATGCTTACCGCATTAAAAATTGCACTGGCATCGCTGGAAGCAAAACCAATAGGTGCTTTCCACATTGCAGAACAGCAGGTCGATGGCACAAGTGACTACATCAAGGATGGGGAATGGCCTATTGATAATGGGATTATTGAAGTATACGCCGCCCCTCCAATGCCAGTAGTACCTGAAGAAAAACCAATGCCCAACCCTCTTAAAATGTACGCGGTTGATGCTGTTGCCGCTATTGCAGAGGTGAGAGGATGGAACGCCTGCCGTGCAGCCATGCTTCATGGTGCCGAACCTGTAAGCCAGACTTACAAGTTGAACGAGCTGTCGGGCAACTCTCCGGTAACTCCGGATGGTTGGATAAGCTGTAGTGAGCGAATGCCGGATAGCAAAACAGCCGTTCTTGTTGCCAGGGAGTTTGATAGGAAAGGTGACTGGCGAATGAAATGGGCGACTTACATCCCGGGGCATCCTGACGCTAATGATGGGTGGATAATTCCTGGTGCGTCGTGGAAACCGTCACACTGGATGCCTCTACCAGAACCGCCTCAGGAGGTGAAATGATGAATTGGCCTGAAGCATTCACCGCAGTTGGAGTTGCAATAGCGGTGGCATTTATTCTGTATTCGCTTTTCCGCTGGGGATAAAGGAATGTTCGCTCTGATTCAACGTGGTCAGATATACACGGACAGAGCCGGATACCCTGTGGTGATTACTCGCAGTACTCAGCACTCAGTGTTCTTTCGACGCATGGACGGGCGCTCCGGACGGGTACGCATTGGTGAGTTCAACAACCTGTTCGAACATATTGACCAACAGGAGTACCGCAAAATTCTGGCGGGCACTGAGCAGGAAATGCGCCTGAAAAAATTACGCGCAATGCAACGGAGGTGATACATGCATACGGCTTTTGAGTTCTGGGTTCGCAAGACATTCGGCAATCGCTACGACCTGACCCGTGATGTCGACGGCTTCTACTGCCGTGAAGTTGTGAAACGAATGTTTGACGTGTGGTGCCACTGCCGTGGATGAAAGTTTTATGAGGTTGGCATGCAGACAATCATCTATCAGATAACCCCCAGCAAATGGTGTACGGAGAGAGTCCTTATTGCATCAACAGGGCTAAAGCCCGGCACCATCGAGCGGGCCAGAAGAAAGTCATGGATGCAGGGAAAAGAATACCGCCATTACGCTGTAGAAGGTGATCCTGGGCATTACAGTGAATGCCTGTACAACATCGAAGAAATTATGCGATGGATCGAAAACCAGAAACAACCAGGTGCCAAAAATGCAAGTTCCGGTTAACCTGTTAATGCTCCTGGACGTCTGGGAGGTTTAATGAGTAACGAATCATACCCGACAGGCGTTGAAAACCATGGAGGATCACTCCGTATATGGTTTCACTATAATGGCAAACGTGTCAGAGAAAACCTCGGTGTTCCTGACACAGCCAAAAACCGGAAGATCGCTGGTGAACTTCGCACTTCCGTTTGTTTTGCAATCAGAATGGGGAGTTTCGACTACGCCGCGCAGTTCCCTAATTCCCCTAACCTGAAACACTTTGGTCTGGGAAAAAGAGAGATAACCGTTAAGGCACTTTCGGAAAAATGGTTGGACCTTAAGAAAATTGAGATTTGTGCGAATGCACTTAACCGTTACCAGTCAGTAATTAAAAACATGTTACCAATGTTAGGTGAAAAAAAACTGGTTTCATCCATAACAAAAGAGGATTTACTTTTCGTAAGGAGAGATTTGTTGACCGGTTACCAAAAGCTTTCTAATGGAAAGACTTCTTCCATAAAAGGGCGCTCAGTGGTCACGGTAAACTACTATATGACAACCATAGCTGGAATGTTTCAATTTGCAACAGATAATGGTTATACCTCAGGAAACCCATTTAACGGTCTGGCTCCCTTAAAAAAGTCCAAGGTAAAACCAGATCCTCTCACCCGTGACGAATTTATTCGTTTTATTGAGGCTTGCCGTCATCAACAAACAAAAAACCTGTGGATTCTCGCTGTATACACGGGTATTCGTCACGGGGAGTTGGTATCGCTGGCATGGGAAGATATAGACCTTAAAGCAAGGACTATAACCATCCGTAGAAATTATACAAAACTTGGCGAATTCACTCCACCAAAAACCGATGCAGGCACCGGAAGGACAATTCATCTGGTTCAACCAGCTATTGATGCTCTTAAAAGCCAGGCGGAAATGACCATGCTTGGAAAGCAACATTCTGTAGAGGTGAAGCAGAGGGAATATGGGAGAACTGCTGTGCATAAATGCACTTTTGTTTTTAGTCCTCAGGTAACAAAACAGCAGCAGTTGTCCGGACCTCACTACAAGGTTGACTCCATCAGGGAGTCATGGACAAGTATCTTAAAACGCGCAGGTCTGAGACACAGAAAATCGTACCAATCCAGGCATACTTATGCATGCTGGTCACTTGCCGCAGGAGCTAATCCTAGTTTTATCGCAAGCCAGATGGGCCACACAAACGCACAAATGGTATTCAATGTTTACGGAGCATGGATGAAAGACAACAATCACGAACAGATAGAACTCCTTAACAAAAGACTATCTGAAAGTGTCCCATGTATGCCCCATAAGAAAGCAGGGTAA